CCTATACTAAAGAAAGGTGCAAATGATAATTCGGTTGCAACAAAAGACCCTCTTTTTGGGATGTATAAATTTACCCCTTCCCAAGTGATTGCACAAACTATTGCAGCGATGGATGATAAACTTGACGAAAGAAGACCACAATTTTCAGATAGTGCTCAGGTTGGTGCAGTTATGATAATTATTGGATATGCTGACATGTCTAAAAAAATATCAGATCTTTATGGAGTTCTTAAATTAGTAATAGATTTTTTTGGTGGTGATAATGGTTTATTTACAAAAGGGCTTCAAAAAATAGCAAATCAAGTTAATGCTGCAATAGGAGGAATTGAGGATGAAACACAGAACAGTGTTAAAATAATAGTTGATCAAGTATGTGGAATATATGGAACTGAAGATGATGCAATGAAATTTCATTACATGGAGACAAGACAGAATTTCATAGACCAATTTGAACTTTATGATTTTGTTCTAGGGCCTAACATGGGATTTGGTTCAAGAGCTATGGGTTATGTATCTGAAGTTATTAATACAACTACACCAAATACAAATGAACCGATATATCAAAAACAAGAATTGGTTATTACAGGTGCAACTGAAGAAGATGCAATTGCATTTCGTAAACTTTGTTCTGGTGCATCTTTACAACTTGCACATTATGAAAAAACTGAAGAACGATGGATTGATAATAATTCTGGTATACCCATGATTGGTAAATATACACATGGATACAAATATTTAGAAGAATTAGAAGGAGCAGATTTAGCTCAAACAAAAGTTTATAGAAAAAAGAAAGAAGTTTTTTTAAGTAGTAAAGGTAAAGAATATCTAAATGAAACGTTATGGTCAGATACATCATTTAAACAAAAATTTAAAAAAGGACTTGTAGGGAAAATAGCTCAACCTCCCAAAGGAGAGGATGCTCCACCTCCTAATTTTAAGGCCGCAAAATTAGAAGATATAATGGGTGATTTTCAAGATTTTTTTTCTGGTTTAGAAACATTATCTGGTGGTTTAAGGGAAATTGCTGGAGATTCGGGGACTGAATTGAAAAAATTTATCAAATATTTAGATGGAAAAATTAAAGAATTGGATAAATTTAATAAAACATTACAAAAAATCCTCAAGATCTTTTCAGATGGATTGCCTTCATCGGGTGTATATTCTCTCGTTATTCCAGGCGAAGTGGGTGGTAATAAATTCATTAAGGAAACTCTTCAAAGTGCTAAAGGCCGACCACCCGATTCTTTGGATTTTGCAGTTGGATTTTTAATGATGGGTGGGGGCCCAAGTATGAAAGTTCTTACTTCATTACTTGCTCCTGAGAAGTAATTCAATAAATAATAGTACTATGGCCATATCAACAAGAACATATAAAGACCTTGCATTTTCAATGTTTGCCAATCCAATGAATGGTGATATTGGGAAATCTACAGGCGCTACAGCTGTTAAAAAGGCTATTACGGGAATACTTAAAACTAATTACAATGAAAGAGTTTTTCAACCTGAATTTGGGTCAAATATTCGTGCGTTGTTGTTTGAACCAATGAATCCAGTAACAGAACAACGAATGAAAACAGAAGTTGAAGAGGCCGTAAAAAGACACGAACCTAGAGCTAAAGTTATTGGAGTGACTGTAAGAGCACAAGAGGATCAAAACAGATATGAGGTGAGAGTTCTTTTCAATCTTTCATCTGAATCTGAACCACAAGAATTAGAAACCTACTTTGAACGAGTCTGATGGCAGAAATAACAAAACTAAACATTACAGAATTAGACTTTGACACGATAAAAACAAACCTAAAAGATTATTTTGCATCACAAAGTGAGTTTACAGACCATGATTTTGATGGTTCTGCAATTTCAGTGATGATGGATGTGTTGGCATACAACACACATTATAATGCATATTACATGAATATGCTTGCAAGTGAGGCATTTTTAGATTCTGCACAATTGAGAGATTCGGTTGTTGCAAAAGCAAGAATGTTGGGATATACACCACGTTCATCTGTTGGTTCTAAGGCTAATGTTGCGGTTACCATTACTCCTAATGATTCCCCTGCAACTATTACAATTGATAAACATACACAATTTACCTCAACGATTAATGGCACATCTTATGTGTTTTGTACGGCCAATTCACACACAATTACGGTAGATGATGGTAATTATATAGCGTCTGGTGTTACATTATCACAAGGAATTCCAATTACTTTTAGATATACTGCAAATACAGCAAATACTGAACAAAAATTCCTGCTTCCAAATGCAAATACAGATGTGGAAACATTGACTGTCACGATTCAAGAATCTTCAGCAGATACAAACACGGCAGTTTATACAAAGGCGACAGATATAACGGCAGTTAATGCTACATCCAATGTTTATTTTTTAAGTGAAGATACATCGGGACAATTTTGTGTAGATTTTGGTGATGGTGTTCTTGGAAGAAAGCCTATTACTGGAAATATTGTTCTTCTTTCTGCATTGGTGACAGAGGGGGAAGATGTCAATGGAGCAAATACATTTTCCGCGGCCGGTTCGGTTGGTGGTTATTCTGTTAGTTCGGTGGCGGTTGCAACTTCAAATTCTGCAATTGGTGGGATGAGTAAAGAAACGATAGACCAAATTAAATTTAATGCTCCTAAGAATTTTGAAACACAAAATCGTGCAGTAACTACTGATGATTATAAATCGATTATAGAAAGAGATGTGGCCGGATTGGATAGTGTTTCTGTTTGGGGTGGTCAAGACCATTCGACTCCTCAATATGGAACAGTTTATATTTCCGCAAAACCAACAGGCGCTTCTACTCTGTCTCTTGCACAAATAGCAGCAATCAAAGAAGCAGTTTCATCTTATAATGTTCTTGCGATTGTTCCAGAAATCGTAGACCCAGATATTATTGATTTGAATTTAGCAATTACAGTTAAATATGATTCTCGTCTTACAACATTATCATCAGGCGCAGTAGCAGAAAAAGTAGTCCAGACAGTAAATGATTATAAAACAAATAATTTATTGAAATTTGGTTCAATATTTCGATATTCACTTCTTTCAACTAATATTGATAAAACAGAAACTTCTATTATTAATAATTTAACAACAATTACTGCAAAAAAGGGGATAGTTCCATCAACGACAACGAAAGATTCTTATACAGTGAGTTTCAACAATCCAATTTATAATGAATCTGTCACTTATGAAGGTGCAGTCACATCTACCGCCTTTTCTTATACAGATGCATCTGGAAATGTTCATGCTACGTGTTATTTTGATGATTTAAATGGCACAATAAGGATATATTATCTTTCTGGTTCTGATAAAGTTTTAGTATCCAATACTGCTGGAACTGTTACATATTCCAACGGCCATATTGCAATAACATCATTCAAACCAAATTCATATGTTGGTTCTAAGATTAATTTTACGATGAAACCATCTATTAATGACCTAATTCCAATTAGAAATCAAATGTTTGAGATAGCAAATACGAATATAACTGTCACAATGCAAGATGATGCAGGAACAGGAACAACGGTCACTTCTACAAGTTCAACTGGAACTGTTTCGTCTACCACTACTGGAACTACATCTAATACATTGAGCACAATTTACTAATAAAGAATTATGTCTGCAAAAGTTACTGCAAAAGCCGTTTCACAAATATCAGAACAATTTCCATCTTTTATTTCTGAAGAATATCCTCTTTATGAAAAATTTGTAAAAAATTATTATGAGTTTCTTGAAACTATTTGTGTTTATTATAATGTCGTTACTGAGTATGAAGATGCCTATACTTTCACTTTAGGTGAAACAGTTACAGGTCAAACTTCTGATGCAACTGCAATTGTTAAAGCGACAGGTGTAAAAACGGAAACAAATAAGTTATTCCTCGAACCCACTAATACTATTGATTTTATTAAAGATGAAATAATAGTTGGAGCTACTTCGGGTTCTAGAGGAACTATTACAAAACTTGTAAGAAATCCAGTAAATGCTCTTAAATTATTTTCTTCATTAATTGACCCCAATCAAACATCAACGGGCGTTCTTGAATTTTTCAAAAAAGAATTTTATCCAAATATTCGTAGTTCTTCTTCAACTGACCTTCGTAAATTCATACAAAATTTAAAAGATTTTTATCGATCAAGGGGAAGTGAAAAATCTTTTCGTACATTGTTCCGCATACTCTATGGCCAAGAAAATCTTGACTTTTATTTTCCTAAAAATGACATGCTCAAAGTGTCTGATGGTAATTGGGCACAAGATACTATTTTGCAATTATCTTATGATGTTTCATACTTAACATTCAATAGTCTTTCTATTACTGGATCAATAACAGGAACTACTGCTTTTGTTTCCAACGTAACAACTAGAAAACTTGGAACCATTCCAATTATAGAACTTGTTCTCAAATCTATTAATGGGACATTTTCTGTTGGAGAAACAATTACTGCAACAACAGTTGCAGGGGATATTCTTTCCGCTATTGTTACGGGGCAGATGACGGATGTGACTATTAATGATGGTGGTTCGGGGTATAACATTGGTGATACTTTGACAATAACAGATTCTACTTTACAAGGATTTGGCGCCGTGGCAACAGTTGCAAAAACAACTGGCGATGAAGTTACTGATATTTCATCATCAAATGATGGTGGTAATGGATATCAAGTTAACGATGCATTTACGTTTGATAATGATGGAACAAACGCAACTATGACTGCTGCTGCAAAGGTTTCAGAAATAAAAAATTCTTATGTACGTGATGTCGTTACGACACAAGTGTATCTATCTCTTGAATCTATTACTTTTGATATACAAGGAGATTCAACTACGACAGAAACATTACCTTTTAATGTTGATGTTCAAGTTGGATATCTTGTTGCAAATCATGCAACATTTGCAAGTGCAACTAAAGCCGCAGAAATAATATCAATTACAAATTCGTCTTTAAGAGTTTATGATAGACAAAATGAAGATTCAGTAACATATACTGCACTTGCAAATAGTGATATACTTTATCTCTTTAATGATTCTGGTGTGGCAATTACAGGTGCATTATCAGTAACGATTGATGATGCTTCATTTACAACGAATACTTCGGATATACTAATTAATTCATCTGATTATGGTTCGGCTTTAAATTCGGCAACTAGTAGTACTTCAATTGAAAATGCTATGACAATTGAAGAACTGACATTTGGTCAAATAGACAAAGTTTCTATTACACAACACGGAGATGGATATGAATCTGTCCCTTCTATTAGTATAATTAATTCACATTATAAAAATTGGTATGAATCAGATGTTGAAGAACGAGGCGGATTAAGAGGAAAGAATGCAGCTTTTTCTGTTGGAACTTTGGGGGGTGGAATAACTGACATTAAAGGAGGAACTATAAGTGAAAGTGGATTTGGTTATATTACCAATCCTACAGTGACAGCATCAACAAATACATATTCAACTGGTTCGGTTTCTGCTGATTTATCTGCTGTTTTGACTGTAGCTAGAACAAAGGATGGTGTTTTTATAGATGAATCTGGACAACCAAGTTCACAAAAGAAAATACAAGATAATGATTATTATCAAGATTTTTCATATGTCTTAAAGACAACGGATTCGATTGATGTTTGGAAACAAGATGTTCTAAAATTATTACACCCAGCGGGAATGAAACTTTTTGGTGAAGTAGCGATTACTACATTGTTAAATTCTACAATGTTTGACAGGGGGTCAAATAATATTAATTCCTTACTTGCAAATGGTCTTTCTCAATATCGTGAACTTTCATTGGGATTGATATCAGAAGTTCTTAATAATGCATTTGTAACTGTCGAAACTTCCATGAACAAAGAGGTTGAAATTGATCTCTTTCTTGATAATTCGATATATTATCAAAATTCTGGAAATAATCCATATTTATATTATGAAAATGGTACTATCATAATAATGGAAGATGGTGATAATCTTCTTGCAGAAATACCAAATGATGTTTTAAATTCACAATTTGTATCAATTGCACAAAGTATCATCGAATATCTACAAACAATATTATCTTCTAATGGATTACCAGCAGAATTATTTTCATTATTGTCTATTAAAGATGTATCTTTTGTAAATTTTGGAGCATCAGAAACAAAAATACTGACTTCGGAACCACATTATTTCCATGAAAATGATGAAATTTATTTGGATGGATTTGAAGGAACTAATGTTCATTTATTGAATAAGAAATTGTTCAGAGTCACAAATGTTGATATTGAGAATAGTGCAATTTTAATTAATAGTACAGATGGAACAGCCGATGCAGGAGATAATTTATTGCTTGAAACAGGTGGTATTATTTTAAATGAGGATATTGCAATTTTTACTTTAAACGATCCTGAATCTTTGACAGATTATGGAACTTTGAGCATTACAGATGATGAAGTTCCCCTGTCGGCAGATTCGGTCTCTATTACAACAAATGGGCAAGTATATCGACCAAGTAGAACTGTATCTTCTGGGTTGCCGATTAATTTATTGGGGAAAGAATATATTGGTGAATATTCTGATTATGAAATTGACCCTTATATTTACCATTATCATACGGATGATTTATCTTCTTTAACTCCCGATACTGTTCTTGAGTTTGACCCATATAATATCATTATAGACCAAGATGGGTTGCTTTTAGAAGATGGTGATGAAATTTTATTAGAAGATTCGTTATCACCATCTCATGGTTCTTATAGTGGAACATCTTCAAATCTTGGAAAGTTGATAGAAGAAGAGATTGTTTTGATGTCTGAAGATCATGGGGGGAGAATTGTATTGTCACATGCTGAAAGAAAAGTTGTTTTGGGATCATATCTCAAAGATGAGACAGCCATAGGAGGAGACAATATAGTTCTTGAAGATGAGGATAATATTATGTTAGAAGAATCTGGGGTAAATGCCGGGGTAATGACTTTTGACCAACCATTTGATTATGTGAGACAAACAGGAACCAACGGATTCGGATACTTTAAACACAGAGTTGACCAAAGAGTTTCCGTATAAATATAAAAGAATAATCTTTAGGAGAAAGAACAGTGGCCGCACTAGTAACACAAAATTTTAGAATACACAATGCGAAACAGTTTCGGGAAATGTTTGACGAAACTGAATTGTTTGGAGGAACATCTGTAACAGATGCACAAGGACTCCTGAATACAAATATCTATATGTTCATTGGTAAATCAGATGCATGGTCTGGTTCTTTTAGTGATACCAATGTTCCTAATCCTGCAACCGCTGCAAATCCATCTTCTGATACAACAGCAAATACATCTTATACTCATTGGAAGGACATGATTGCGGCCAAGAAAGTTGCTTCCTCTGATGTAAGTCATGTTGTTACAAGACACAATTGGGCTTCTGGTAGACATTACACAATGTATGACCATACAGAAACAATGACGAATCTCCTTGCAGAAAGAACAGGACAGACAATTAGTACTGGAACGGGAACTCTTTATCCTGTGTACGTTATGAATAGTAATTTTAATGTTTATAAATGTTTGCATAATAATAAATCAGTAGCGGGAGTTCCACAACCATCCACAGTAGAACCAACTGCCGTGACAACCACCGCTGGAGCTCCCGCTGCTCTTGGTGACGGATATGTATGGAAGTATATGTATTCTATTTCTGCATCTGATGCTCTCAAATTTGTTACATCTGGTTATATACCCGTAAAACAATTGAGAGATGCAAACGCTCTTGGAAATACTGCAACTGCTGGGGGATTGGGTTCGGGAGGAACAAAGAATGATGGTTCTGACCAAGCGACAATCGAATACAATGCAGTTGATGGTGCATTAGATGTTTTTGTAATTTCAAATGCAGGAACGGGTTATCATTTTGAAGATAATATTTCAATTGCATCTGGCGCAGGAACAAGTCTTGTTCTTACATCTCCAGGACTGACAGCTTCTAATAGGTATACTAATTCTTCGGTATATTTTACTTTTAGTGGTTCATCTTATGTAAGAAAAGTCACAGCTAGTTCATATTCTGCACCAAATATGACACTTACTTTAGATTCTACTTTGGGTACGACACTTTCTGGCACGCTTACTGCAAATGTCGCTCCATGGCCACAACTTATTGGGGATGGACATGGACAAGAACTCGTATTGACAAGTGGTACGACAGCAAATACGGTTGGTGGAGTTACAGTTATTAATTCTGGAAATAGTTTTACAACTGCAACTTTAAACGTATCGGCACAAAATGAAGGTGGTTCGGTACATGGAACTGGTGCGGTTATTACACCAATCATTCCACCAAAAGGTGGCCATGGATATGACCCCGTAACAGAACTTGGTGGTTATTTTATAATGATTAATACTAAATTGACACAAGATGAATCGGGAACATTTACAACAACGAATGATTTTCGTAAAATTGGATTACTTGCAGACCCAAATAATGATAGTGGATATACAAAATATATTGGAACCACTGGAACTCAAGCGAAGACTTTTACATATTCCAGTGCCGATCAAACAATTGATGGTGATATTATACTCAATCAAAATACAGTTGGTGCTAATGGTGCAACCGCTTATGTTGTTGATGTGAATACGGCAGCATCTACGATGAGAGTTATTGATATAACGAATGGCGCTAATACAAGTGCAGGATATGATGGAAAGCCGGGGTCATGGCAATGCACAACTGCAAATGTTGCAAGTGGATTTGGAGGTTCTTCTTCTACTATTTCAAAAATATTTTATACAAATAAAGCAGGATCGGCCGGAACCGCAACTCTTACCAATGTAGCAAATGGTGTGATGCAAATAGGTTCTGGTGATGTTATATACATTGAAAATCGTGCTCCAGTTGCTCGTGCATCTGATCAAACAGAAGACATTAAACTTATCATAGAATTCTAAAATAAATGGCAAATGTAACTACAGATTTCAATGTAAGTCCTTATTACGATGATTTCGATGAGGATAAGGGATTTTTACGTGTTCTTTTCCGTCCCAGTTATGCTGTTCAGGGCAGAGAACTAACACAACTTCAAACAATACTTCAAAAACAAGTATCACGTTTTGGTGACCATGTTTTTAAAGATGGTAGTAAAGTTCTTGGAGGAGAACTTACACTCGATAATGAAGTTAAATATTTAAAGTTAGCAACTACTGCAACTGTTTCCACTTTTGCTTCGGGTATTATTAATAATTCTGCTGCTACTGTGGGTGTGGGTACAGTAAGAGCACAAGTTATTACTACTATTGCGACTGTCGGTGCAGACCCACCAACTTTGATTGTCAAATATCTTTCTGGGTCCACTTTTTCTGCTGGTGAAACTTTATATCTCGAAGGAACAACAACTACTACAACGGCCGCTGCTGCGGCTCCTGCTGGTGATGCTTCTATTGTAAATATAAATCGGGGTATTTATTTTGTTGGTGGTTTTTTTGTATTATGTTTGCCTCAAACACTTGTTCTTGAGAAATATAACAAAACTCCTACTTACAGAATTGGATTAACAACTACAGAGACAATTGAAGATAGTTCTACTGATACAACTTTACTTGATCCAGCGGCAGGAACAACAAATTCTAATGCGCCTGGTGCAACTCGTTTTAAAATTGCTCTTACTCTTGCAAAGAAGACTACTTCCTCTACAGACCCAGTAGCAGCAAATGCAGATTCTAATTTTATAGAATTAATGCGAGTTGAAAGTGGTGTTCCTACAAAACATACGAAATATCCTGTCTATGGTGAAATAGAAAAGATGATGGCTAGACGAACTTATGATGAATCTGGTGATTATGCTATTCGACCATTTCCCATTCAGGTTGTTGACCACCAAGGAGCATCTGGAATAACAGTAGCGTCTACCGATACAACTATTATAGGGGTTTTGTCAGATTTTGAAAATGATTTTGCGGTTGGAGATAATATTCGTTTGTCTTCGGGAACTGCAACAGCAAATGTTACCTCAATTACTAATTCAACCTCAATGGTGATAAACACTGCACTTGGAGATGGTACTTCTCAAACGATGTATAATAATGATCGTATCTCTGCTGCAATGGAACCTGGCAAAGCATATGTTAAGGGGTTTGAGTATGAGAGCATTGGTGTAGATTATGTAGATGTTAAAAAAGGAAGAGGGACAACTACTACAACAAGTTTGCCTATCAACCCAAATATGGGCAATAGTTTAAAAGTCACAAATATAGATTTTGGAAATTTGGGAGACTCTATTATAAATCCCGAATCATTGACAACAACTATTGATTTACATTCTGTCACATCAAATAATATCAATCAAACAAGTCAAAATACTTACAATTCTTCAAAAATAGGAACATCTGTAATACGACAAATAGATTATTCTTCGGGCGATTTTACAAATGTAGCCGTAAGTAATACTGCAATTTTTGATGCATATATTTTTGATACACAATTAACACCAATTACAATGAATGTTGGTTCGGATTATGTATCGGGTGCAACTGACATTACATTAGAAACTGCAAAAACTTCATCTATTTTAGGTGCATATAGTGGTGCAAAAATTACTTTGGGTTCAGAAACTAGGGAAATTGTTGGTTCTGCAACCAATTTTTCTATAGGATTAGAACATGATACGGGGTCTATACTTTTAGACAGTACAGATGGGGAAGCAGATGCAGAAGATAAAGTTCTTAATGAAATTGGCGGTGCAACAATCAATGTAGGATTTTCTACAAGTGCAGATACGGCCAATCAAGTAACTCTTAATTTTTCAACAAGAGAAATTGAATCACTTGCAGTTGCAAATTCTACTTTTGGTATTGCAAATACTCCTTCAATGGATGTAGATTTATCTAGTAAAGTAAGTACTTTAGATAGAGCAAGTAACACTGTAATTTCTGATACTCAGTTAAACTCATTGGTATTTCCAATAGGGATTGATAATGTTAAAAGTTTGAATGGCGAAACGATTACATTTCAAAGTAAAAAGTGGATTGATACCACCTTAGCAACAACTGCAACAATATCTTCTCCTTCTAATTTTACCTTTGAAACTGAAGGTAAAAGTACAGGAACTTTAGAGTCACCAAAAGCGAATTATACTGTTATTGCACGAACCTCGGCTACAAGTTTAGCAAATTCAGCCGGAAATATTACTTCGGGAACAAATTTTATCGCACATGGGGAAATTGTTGATGTTTCGATTGG